ACAATACACATACTAGGAACGCCCATCCTAATCCTTTTGTTGTACAGTACTGCTCACTCATCGGTTATACGCCAGTAATGCTATCCATGAGCTAGGAAACAACGTACCCATGTCCATACTAATTGAGTTAGCAACTAGACGTGTCTCTTCCTGTGCGTCCTCTCCTTGTCGTAGCTTACACATATCTGACCAAGCATCTAAGCTACCAGACCAGTACCACTCTGTCATGGTGCTCTGAGGCAGTACAATCCTTGCTTGTTCTGGTGCTACACCATCTTCTAACAACTGTTTATAAGTTTTCACACACCACATTTCATGTTTAGCTAGAGCACTAATACCTTTGTTTGATATTTCTACAGCACCTCGACTGCCTTGCTTCTTATCATCTGCACGTCCTCTCCATTTTGTGACACTGGTAGATGGATAAAAGAACTCAGGCTCATCGTCTACATACCTACGGCTTACCTCGTTCCATCTAAGGAACTTATGCTTGACCAGTTGCCTTGCAACAAACACAGGTGCTTTGACATGAAAGGTAGCAAAGCAATGACCGAAGGGTGACATGTGTTTGTGCCTTGCGAGGTACGATATAAGAATACCGTCACTCACCGTAAGTGTATTGTCTTCATCCCAATCACTCTTCTTGTTGAAGCTTACACGAGCAGAGTTTACTACAGTAAGGTCACTGCCCATGCTATCAATTAATGTTACGTCTATCATACTGTGTACCTCGCTGTCTTGTATTCCAACTCACAGTGAACAACACCATGCCATCCACTAAGTTTGTTCTTGACCACGTTTAGGTGGCGTTGTGTATCCTCTTCCTCTTGACCGTCAACCACTGGGTTCTTAGCAATCAGTACCATGAGGTCAGCCTCTGCTGCCTTACCAGTACGAGAACCTTCCATCATACTCTGGTTGAGTAGTACCTTGCCCTCTGCGTCAGCAGATAGCTGAGACATGTAGAAGATAGCACAGTTGTGAGACTTGGCAATCTGTCGGGCATAGATAGCATTAGCTTTCAGTGCCTCGTCAGGTCTAGCAAAGCCACCAGTCCTAGCGAATTTATCACCCATGTCTAGTATTACAATGTCAGGCTTGTATGACTTGCATACTGACTCTACCCATGCCATGTCACGATTACTTGCGTCCTTGATCTTGATGTTCTTCTTGACTGCCTCATACTTATCACGTGCTCTAGAAGGGTTAGCCTTGACCTCTTGTATTGTCATACCTGTAGCTGCTGTAAGATACCTAGCACCAACACGGTGTGAGGCTTCCTCGTTACATAATATAACACACTTAGCACCTTGATGGGCAAAGCCATTAGGAGCAGCGATAAGAGAGGCATGGAAGGATGTCTTACCTGTGTTAGGTCTAGCACCCACCTCAATCAGGTGTCCTGCATTTACGCCCTCTACCTTACGTGTCAAGCTAGGAACGTTGAACGTCCACTGTGACTCCAAGTCATTCATGTTGAGCAACGTGTCAATCTCAATGTCATCCCACTCAATCTGTAAGTCTGGTGTGAAGTCATCACCATAACGCTCAAGCAAATCACGTAGTGGCTCAAGACTATTCTTGTCACCATTCACATAGTCAAACCCAAGGTTGGCAATGTCCTCGCCTACTACCTGTTGGAACAGCTTAGACAGCACCTCTTGTGCTACGTCACCACCCATAGGTGACTCACGTTTAATCTGGTTAAACAAAGAACCATACGCCTGTTTCTGTGCTGTTGTCATGGTGGGATTGTTTGACATGAACAATGCCTCAATCTCATCTGGTGTAACTGTACGCTCATAACGATCCATAGCCTTGTCGATGGCTTGCTTGATCTTGCGTACATCTTTACTGAATAATCTGTCAGGACATTTAGCGCCACGATGGTCATCGTAGAACTCTCTATCCATCAAGCTTCGTATTAATGATAATTCCATTTATGTTTCTCCTAGTGTGTTTAAGTTTCTAATGTCGGTAGGGTTACGGTATTTAAGGTCATCTATCAAACGTAAAACTTTTACATTGTTTACATAACCTCTTAGTTCTTTAGCAAATTGCAGCGTCTTTGGTAATGCGTCAGGGTCAAGTGCAATAATAATCGTGTCGAACTGTGATAAGTACTTCTTATGTACCTCAGAGAGTGACGTACCCAACACTGCTACCCCGACATATACGCCACCCTCTGAGCATCCAGAACCATCTGTCGCACCTACAATAGCTGCACTCACACAGTCCTCAACGACTACCCCAGTTCTACCACATCCAGATACGTATGGCAAGGGGTTTTTTCCATATCTTTTCCACTTAGGTAACTTTTTTCCTAGTGCTCTACCTGTTGCGTCCACCATGATATTGTTATGGACTACAGGAAATACGACACGATCTTCTTTTACATCATACAACAAGTCTTGTTCCACAGACCACAGTCTCCACTTGTAGCAGAAGTCTTTGATACGAATGTAACTCTTGACTATCCACTCAGGTTTCTGAAATGGTACTGCCTCTGTCTCTTGCGCTGCACTACCTAGTGAGCTACGTATGTCATCAGTAGTTAGATGAACACGTGACCCACCAGATACACTGCACCCTGCCTTGTAACAATTCCACATAAGCTGACCCATATTATTAGTAGCGGTAAACGTCTTTACTCCACCACATACAGGGCAGTTAGTACGTTTAGTATTACCATTACTAATATCTAAATCACTTATGTATTCTTTTATATTCATTATATATCACTTTCAATGTTACTCGTTACACTCGATTGTACATAAGTATCACGCTGTGTCAAGGCATTATTTGCAGAGTCATACGTATGTTTCATATATGGTTTCACAGAAGACACATGTGTATGCCCTGTCACCGCCATAATTTGTGGCAATGGCACACCCTTGTCAACCATCTGTGTTACCCCAGTCCTACGTATGTCCATAAGGCGTAGTTCCTCCGACAGTTTAGCCAGTCTCATTACCTTACGTCCAACCTTGGACAGTCTTTCCATAGCATACGGCTCAAACTTACCTGACCTTGGCTTTGGATGTGGTACTACCCACTGTTGAAAACCAAAGTCAGCTTTCTGTTCTAACAACATGTGATTTAAATTATCACTGATAGGTAAGAACACCTCTGCCCTACGCTTGCTCTGTTCCATAGTAAGCTGTTGCTTCTTGAGGTCAAGGCAATCCCATGTAAGATTACGCATGTCTCCAAGTCTCTGACACCACTCGTATGCCATGTGTACAATCAGTCCTAAGTTACGGTACTCAAAGTCACTGTATGCTACGTCAAGAAACTTGTTCACCTCACCGTGTGACCATACAACCTTACGTTGCGTCTGTTGCTTACGCTTGATCTTACCGAAAGGGTTCTGCTCTGCATGTTCCATCTGGATTGCATAGTTGAATACCCTACTGGCACAGGTAGCGGTATGGTTAGCAAAGCTAATTCCACGTGACACCCAATCCTCATACGCAGCCTTGGCTACCTTAGATGTGACGTCTCTGTACTTACGATAGCCAATTGTCTGATGTAGAATGGTCAGAAAATATCTGTAGTCTACCTTAGTTGAGTCACGTAACATATTGAAATCATTAGATGAATAGTAAAAGTTAATTAGGTCAGTAACCTTGCCGCTTGGCTTGATACTCACAACCTTTGACTGTTCAACTCTCCAATCATCAATCTGTTTATTTAACTCTTTGGCAAGCTGTTTACTTACACGTAGGTCATTACCTAACTCTTCACGTGACACGACACCTGCATTGACAAGTTTCTGTGGTGGGTTAAAGCGATACGATGTGTCACCCGAAAGTGACACTCGTTGCTGTACAAATCTAGGCAGTGCTACCATTATACTGTCTCAATCCATTCTATTTGTTCTGCTACCATTTCTCTTATTTGCTCCTTATTATCTGCATAGATTCTGATTACAAAGGCATACCAAGGCATGTCTACTCGTTTACTATACGTACCATCCGAATATCTGATAAGCTCATCCTGTTTAAGGATTTTCACATCATATCTTTTACGCATTAAGCAGCTTCCAACTGTGCGAACTTCTTATCTGATACCCACTTGGATACCTCTTGTTCACGTGACCACATGCTGATTGCCTGTGTGTCATTGCCAGTGTTACGTAGGTTGAAACCATTACGTTCATCGGCATAGGAAGCATAGTTAGTGAACGCTGAGTACAATGCCCACTTGTTGTGACCACGTTGTGATGCCTCATGTAGGTACAACTGGTACATCTTCTCTGACTTGCGATCAGACTTTATCATATCGTCAAGCAATGACTTGACATCAACGTACTTAGTTGAAGTCTCGGCCCACACTTGCATCTTAGCTGACTCTTCATAGAAGTCAGTACGTGCTCGTTGTAGTTCACCTATGAAGCTATGCAATGAGAAACCAGAGGTGTTCTTTCTGCGTATCTTATCATACTGACCACGTATCATACCATTGGTGCAAAAGAAATCAATTGCTCCAAAGAATACTTGGTTGCTACACGAACCGTCAACACCATGCAAAGCAATGATCCTATTGCCTATGCTTGTGTCAATCTTGTCTGTGACAATAGGCATTGTCATGTTAGGAAATGAAATGTCAAGCATTGACCACGCACCATTACGTGCAGTTCTCCACGTATAATTGGCGTCTTCAATGTCACCATCTGTTAACTCATTTGTAATTGTTTCATGTATGTTACGGTAGAAATCACCGTGTGACGCACACTTGAACCCATCACCCACGATACCAAGGTAATCGCCAGTGTCTTGATTTATAACATATTTTTTGTCATCCATCTTTGTTGGTTCAAAGTCTACATCAAAGTCTAAGTGTGTTGGAATATCGAATGGCATATAAATTCTCCTTTTCATTTGTTATATAGGCAACTGATACTATCTTATATCATATCCCCTATCCCTGTACTAG